TTGGCCGACCGTTACGCCTCGTTTATACTCGTAGTAGCCATAACCTAAAGCACAAACAGCACAAATTATAATAACTTCCACTATGCTCTCACATAGACGTAAACATCAACTCGTTGTGCATCTTCTAATCGGCAGTTCATCCAGTCAACATACTTCTCACCAAACTGAGTCCAATGAGTATACTTGTCAATGTTAGGATTATTTTCACCAAAACGACCTTTGAGTACCACGCGGTACTTCTTATCATTGCTTGCTCTATTGATAACTTTTACAGTATCTCGGATCTTTTCGATCTCGAGCATACCACCAGCGTCTTCATAGTTATAGGTTCCGATGTAGTTCTTAGATGTACGTGTACTCATAATGTAGCTCCAATATATTTTTCAACAGGTTTCAATTGAACAAACTTACGACGAGACTTAGAGAATTGCTTCATCGGCTTATTAAACTGGATGTACTCTTTAGTTCCAGTCTTGACATAACCAACAAGCTGGTCTTGTTCATTGAGGATATAGGTATGATTTAGAGTAGAAACTTCCCACTCGGTAATCTCTTTAAAAGCGCGTAAAGCCATATTAGTATCCTTTAGACATATGAATGTAGCATTCTGGATTGAAGTTAGATAACGAACGACCACACAGACAAGTGTCCGCTTCTTCGATACTTGGAGCACCAACGATAGCTCGGATTTGTTCCTCCGAGTATCGCTGTTCTCCATCACGAATTGATTGTTCAGCAAGCATTTTCATTTGATCATCATTCATATTAAATACCTGTCCAGCGGATTAGATGAGGGTTGAAGTCGAACACATTGCCACGAGCAAAGTTGGTGGCAGGAGCACTCCACGATTTTGCCATTAGCATATCGCCAATGTTGAATGGTTGCTTAGTTTTGTTATCAATCGCTTTAGGAGCTTTCTTAACCACAAAACCAGCGACTGATTCGCGATCAGGGGTATCACAATCGCTTTTGACGATCTTGATAAAGTTTCGACCTTCTTCAAGGGTAAACTGGATTTGAGTATGGTCAAATCGTTTGTTGTAGTCAGCCAGCATAGCAGCAGTAAGTTCTTCACATTTAGTCATTAGTTCATTCATAACAAAGGTTCCTTATCTCAATTTGTAGTAGTATTATACTCCAATAAGGAACCTTTGTACACATAAATGTGCGGCTTTTTTAGACCATTTTGTTATAAGTAGCGATTTCTTATAACTTTCCGGAATATCATCCGAGTTGGGTGGTAGGGAAGATCTTGAGGATTACCTCAGCACAAGCCTTAGCAATCTCAATATGCTCTTTCTGAGTACCATTTGCCATACGTAGCTGACAATAGTGAATCCATGACCGAAGGGTACCATTTACATACATCCGAGACATTGTTAAGCCCTCAGGCAGTACTGCTCGAGCTTGTTCTTTGGCAATACCATGTTTAATAGCCCATTTATAGACTTCATTAGCACAATCAATTACACGTTGCTGCTGCAGCTCCCACCCATGTGCTAGGTTCTCATCATCAACCTCAACAGAATTCTGACGATTCTTCTCATCCTGAAGTCGGCATTCACGAGTAACAAACGATAGATCTTTGGTAGGATCAGCGTATCGTTGACTAAACTCTTGAAATGAGAATGACCGGTGGCGTAGGAACTGACGAGCAATATCTCGAGTAGTCTCTACTTCCATACATACTGATACCATTTCAAGAGGTGACCAATGTTGATGTTTAACCAAATAGTTAACTAACTTTTCGGCAGTGGCTTCATTGTTCTGATTAGATGGATTGGATACCCGTGCACAATATGCCACAATCTGCAGTAGATCATTCTCTGGGATAACCGACTCTTGACCTTCCGGAAGTTGCGAATACGAAATTAGATTAACGTTCAACTTAGCCTTCCTTCTTTAACATAGTGAATACACCATAGGCTAAACCAGCCCATGCTAACATCTTTGCAATACCACCAAAGAGGATTACAGAACCACATACAGCGATCAATGTAATACCATCTAGAGTAGTTCTTTCGGTGAGTAATTTTTTAATATAGTTCATGTTTGTCTCCTAGACATTAAAATTAGAAAAGTCTTTTCTTTCATTATCACCCCATGTAGCTATAGGACCTGTATCCTGGCTAGATGAGTCATTCATAATATTTTGTTGAGCAGATTCCTCAGCATCATATAGTTTCATTTTACTTCTATCAATTCCAACGACGAAACGCTTATGCTTTGTTGGATCATTATAACGATTCTTAAGTTGCTTAACCATCACTTGATCAAGTTGTTCCATTTCCTCGGTAGATATAAGGGCAAACATTAAGTCAGCCGTTGCTGGTAGACCGAATGATTCTGAAGTATCTTCTAGACCGACATCTGTATTCGAAAACCCAGATCGAGTAGTCTGAGTCGCAGACATAAGCGGAACATCAAACTCGACTGCAAGACCACGAAGTTCTTCGGCAATAGCTTTAATATATGTATAGCTATTGATCGAACCGCCCATTGCTTTCATCCGAGATGAAGAACAAATATTTAGGTAATCAATAAAGATAATATGAGGCTTAAAATTCTTCTTAAGCTTTAACTCATTCAACAATGCTCTAAAGTGACCGGCATTAGCAGAACCAGTAGGATATTCTTTTACGATTAGCTTACCCACACCAGCCTTTGCGATCTTCGCAATCTTACCTTCAAACACATTCTTAGGTAAATTCTCCAATTGTTCAATAGGAACATCCATCAAGTTAGCATCGATACGTTCCGCAATACGCTCTTCAGCCATTTCCATGGTAATATACAAAACATTACGATTCTCTTTAAGAGCAGCAGCTGCCATATGACACATGAACAACGACTTACCCACACCCGTACCTGCAAGACATATATTTAGTGTCTTATTGGGTAAACCACCTTTAGTAATCTTATTAAAGTAATCAAGGTCAAAGGGAATACGTTCTTCTTCACGATTATAAAATTCAAAACGGTCTTCGGCATCATCGATATAATCATGGCCGATTGCCTGATCAAAGTTGACACCTAAAGCTTTAGATAAAATCTCAGGGATGGCATCATCATTGAACTCTTTATGAGAACCATCAATAATTTGAATTGATTCCATAATAGCGGCATAGATGGCTTTATCTCTACACCACTTCTCGGTTTCTTTAACAAGATATGACGTATCCACATCAGTCTGGGTGTGTATCTCATCTAGAACTACCGAGGTAGCAGTTAACAAATCACTGTCTGCATTTACCTTCTGTAGTTCTAGCTGAAGGACTTTACTTGTCGGAAGCTTATTATGCTTAGCGACAAAGCCAACAATCATATCAAATACTATTTTACCTGGGCCCTCAAAATACGAGGGCTGCAGATACGGAATTACTCTACGACAAAACTCATCATTATTTAATAGATGAGAAAGTATGTGCGTTGATAAATCATTCCTCAGGTCGGCCAATGCAATTCTCCTGTTTATCCAGTTGTGTTACAATAATGTAGGTTAGTACGTCGCCAATGTATTGGTTGAACAATGTATCTTTTTCCAATTCATCTGGCTGGTATTTACCTGAATCTTTAATATTATAGTTGAATTTCAATTTAGCATCTTCGTCAAGCGAACCTTCTTCTGGCATTGATATTGATACAGCACCGTACACTAGGATAACCCCATTGTATTCACCACCATTCAATTTTACGCCATAGAAGTCTTCGCTTAGATTTTCTACTAGGCTGAAATCATCTTCAGATACACCATTATAACTCATTTTTAACGCCTTGTACATCATTATTTACTGGAATTTCAGGATCAAAGTCTACAATAGATTTATGACCAATTTGGTATTGCTTAATGAGAAACTCTTTAAACTTTGGATTAGCAAGGATTGGTTCCCAGAATTCATCAGTACGGGTTTGTTTTTCCCTTACTTTGGGTTCAACCATTTCACCAGTTTCAGTATCGACAGCATTGTACCAACCATTAGATGGCTTAACAACAAAACCGCCAGCGAGAGCAACATCAAGCAGACCAGAGTTACGTTCCACGCCACCATCCCAAGACACAGATACAGGGATTTTAGATTTCTCTTTAACGTATCGAGACTTCTCAACATTAATAATAAAGTCATATCCGGTTACCTCTGTACCAGTTTTGTTCTGACGACGACCAAGGATCCAGATATTATCGGCCGAATAATAAATCCCAGTGCCACCAGATACCACAGCTTTAGGGAATAACCCGATCTCTTGGTATGTGTGGTTAATTGCAAGCATTGAAATATTCTTCATAGTCAAATATGGAGTAGCCATACGGAATAGACCCTTAAGAGCTTTAGCACGAGTCATATCAGCCACAGACTTTTCATTCAATGCATCATCTAGTTCTTTCTTAGATGCTAGGTTACCAATAGAATCAATTACAATAATGACTTTATCGCCACGCTCAATAGCTTCTAATTGACTAATCATATCAAACTTAAGTTGCTCAACATCAGTAATCGGGGTATGCAGTACACGCGTAATGTCAATACCAAATGCTTCAAAGTATGATTGTGGTGAACCAAACTCTGAATCATAGAATAACATTACAGCATCTTTATGTTGCTTCATATATGCACCAGCCATGAGCAAGGCAAATGAAGTCTTAAAGTGTTTAGATGGACCAGCAAGTACCGTCAATCCAGCAGACAATCCACCATCTGGATCTCCTGATAAGGCAACATTCACCATAGGCACATCGGTTGCAACCATATCTTTTTCTCCAAAAAAAATGCTATCAGACAATATATCTGTACCTTTAATTTTAGAATTCTTCTTCAGTTTATTCATTATAGACATTATAATCTTTCTCCGCTTTGTTTGTATAGTGTATTATACCATGAATTCATCTAATTGTACACTATTATTTTTAGTTGGTTTACCTTGACGTTGTTCCCAACCAGATACCCAACCAGAGTTGTTTGTAATATCTTCTGGAACATGATCAAATGTGGTATCACTACGTGGTACATAGTTTTGACCGAATCTTACAAAGTCGCACAATACATCCTCATTATCCCGTGGCGTACCTCCTATGCGTTCAAGTAGAATATCCATAAACTCATCGGTAGAATAACCACTACTTAATACTTTCATAGATCGTATTGCATTATTGCCAAAGTATCCATGCGACATATGATCTACCAGATCCTTATGGTAATCACCTAAGTCGTATGAGAATGCAGCATATACAAAGTTGAATCTCTTATGACCTTGTTCGAGGTTATGTTCATTGAGATAATCTACGATTGCTTTATGGTCCTTTTTACCACCGGCATGAAGCCATTCAATAAACCGATCAATCAATGGCTCCAGCTCATTCACCATAAAATCTAGACATGTAACGCCTTTACGTGGGGAAGGTGGTTGGTTACCAATAGATGTAAATAGTGGTTTACCGTTACCTTTGATGTACGTCATATGCTCTTGCATGTCTTTTATATCACGTAGGTTACCCCAATGCTGAAT